CGCCAGTGATGCGTTGACCAGTAGCAGAGAAATTAAAGCTCTGATCTGTACCAATCGTCACTGCTGTTGTACCGCCAGACCCTGTGTCGTTGGTCTTCAATACAAGTGAACCTGTCGTGTCACCACTGTGTATCAACGTGGTGGTGGAGGTTGTCCCTGCGGATATGGTACTCATGTCTGCTCCTCATCTGCTGGCAATGGTTGGTTGCCCTCTGCAAGCCATGCAAGGTAGGCTTGGTAGTCGGTGTTTGCGGGGTCAAATGGAATGCAAGCACCATCTGCTGTGCGTCTAACAACAGTTGTTGAATTCTGTTGAGTGGTTAAGTCTTTTACAAATTTGTACATTTATAGCTCCGCTGAGGCAATCCAATGACCATAAACATAAGCAGCAACAAAGTTAGAGCCTACAGCAATATAAGCTCTTGACTCTCTATCTGAAGTTCTATCAAAAGTAATTGAACCAGTTGAAGATGAACCACTTCTTTCATAGTTCCAACTACCTGATGTTCCTGATGCAAGATAACCAGTTAAAGTTGGTGCAGTTCTCTTTGTTGAATACTGAATTGGAACAATTACATTTCCATTTCCTTCAGAAGAACCAGAAAAATTAAAAGTTCCTATGGTTGTATTGGTTGCTGGTGCTGTTCCAATATCATAAGATTTCTCATAATACCTCTGACACAAAGCCAACTCAGTCCCATAAGGTCTGTAATCAAAGCTCGTTGCTGTTGAGCCTTTTTCTAGCTGGACTCCGGTGATGTAGAAGGTGGCCGAGGATGTACCAATCAAGTTTGCTTGTGCCGATGTGTTTCTATAGTTGCCAGCTTGCCACGCGCCAGCGGTCGTGTTGTAGTTGCTACCAGAACCCAAGTCCCATTTAATGGTCATGTTCTCGCCATTGGTCTTTAACCAAGTGCCGGAGGTGTCTCCGGGGATTGTCAGCGTTTTGTATTCCCATGTGTTTGCGGAGCTAATGGTGTACGTTGCAACATAGCTTCTATCGACAGCAGAGTTTTGAATGTTTGCACAGAAAGTGCCGGTCATGCTTGAGTAAACCCAAAACGACAGAGTTACACTTGCGGCTCCAGCGGCACCCCAACCTAAATCGGCTACATTCAAACCTTCGACACGTTGACCAACCCATGCTGTCTGCGTTGAAGATGACGAAGCGCCAGTGCCGACTGCAAATTTCAATGAGTTAATAAAACCAGCCGGTGCGGTTGATGACTGCTGTGTAGTACACCCTGTTGCAGATGAACCGAAATAGCCAGTAAATCTATCTACAGCAAAAAAAGCATTACCGGCGGACACAGCCGTACTCGCCCCAGCATTACGCTGGTCAATCATCATCGCACCATTGATGATGCGGTTCTTGAAGCCAAAGCCAGTAGCCGCAGTGTTTTGCGTGGAGGAGTCGTTAAAGACAACCCCGTTTGTGCCGTTGATTGTGACTGCCATTATTTTTTCTCCAGTGCTTCAATTCGTGCTGTCAGGGCTGTGATGGTTGATGCTTGTGTATCTGTCAATGCTTTGAGTTCCTGTATTGCCGCTGTCAATGTGGCTACTAAAAATGATGTGTCTACGCTTTGAGGACGAATATTTCCTTCTGCATCAACTGCGTCTTTTTCCCCATTAACAGCGTATGGGCAAACTTCAGCCAACTCATGGGCAATAAATCCTTCCCCCTCATTGCCATCTAATATCCACTTGAAAGTCACTGGTTTTAACGCAGATACTTTAGCCAATGCGCCTGTCATTGGTTGCACATCTTCCTTTAATCTGTAATCGGATGATGTGTTGTATGCGGTTGTTGCCCCGTTGGACGATATCTTCCCAGCAAATGTGCCAGAACTGTAAAAGTCAATCATGTCGGTTGTACCGCCAGCCGTTGCATTTACTGCCATGCAATAGTTGGTTGAATTGACTTCTAATTTAAAAACTGTACCGCCATAAGCACTTGTTGTGTTAATCAGCAAGTTACCGCTGGTGTCGATACGCACTTTTTCTGCGCTATTTATTCCAAACGATATATATTTAGACGCTGTTGTTTGAATAATAAAATCATTTGTAGACTGAAGCGTTTGCCATATTTGGGTATATGCACTTCCATTTGCATAGAAGCCAATGTTGGATGAACCATCCAAAACAGCAAATGTACTACGCACATCCAATTTATAACTTGGCGAACTCGTACCAATCCCCACATTACCAGAGGAGTCAACCCTAACTCTTTCTGTGCTTGTGCCTGATGCAGTCGTGTAAATGGCTAATTGCCCATTGCTTGAACCGCTGTCAATACCAGCAATTTGAGCCGCTGTGGGCGTATTGTTTGAACCGAATGTCAGCGTATCTGACGATGTGTTGGGTATTGTGATTTTTATTGTCATGTTGTTTCCTTATTCATACATGATGTTTACGCTACCTGCGTCATACGCATCAGTGCCGTTGGTTGTTGTAAGGCGTATGCGGTCTAGTGTGCCTGAGAGTGTTACAGACCCGCCAGCCATTTGCACATAACTTGTAGTAATTCTGCAAGTTGAGCTACACACCCATAAATTAGACCCCATGTGAGTAATTATTGCGTGACCGTAAAGTGCTTCAGATGCCGCTGAGTTCCATAAGATATATCCCGCAGTGCTTGAAGTTCCCGCAGTAGTTGGACCAGTAATTGCACAAGTGCTGTCATAACTTGTGCTTTGAATTCCACCACTTGTTCCAATTTGCAATAGTTTATTTGCTGACCCATTTGTTGAAACATTGCTAAACATTACAGTAATCCGTTTTACCCAACTGGGTATGCCAGTAAAGTCAATGCTTGTACCTGATGTAGAGGCAACCGCAGTGCCAGAGGTAATTACACTTGCGCCCATAACAGGCGTACCATTGATTGTGGGGCTAGTTATTGTTTTGTTTGTCAGCGTTTGTGTATCTGTTGTACCTACGCCCGCGCCTGTTATATTGTCTGTACCGCCCGCTGGAAAAGTAATACCTGAAGTTCCGCTAATTGTTGTTGGCATGATTTATCCTTAAAGAACGACCCAAACGCTACCACTGGGTACGGTGACCGTGATGCCTGAGTTAATGCTGATTGGTCCTGTGCTCATTGCGTTGAATGAAGTTGTGATTGTGTAATTCGTTGTTACTGTTTGCCCGTTTTGCACAAATATTTGATCGCCACCACCACCAGTAGCACCACCGCCCACCGATGACCATGCAGTGCCGTTGTAGCCTTCAAATTGTGAAGTCGTAGAGTTAAAGCGCAAATAACCCGTAGCACCCGTGCCGGGTCGCTGTGCCGTTGTGCCCACAGGAATCAACAACGCATCCGTACCGACAATGGACATTTTTACCGCTGGTGTTGCCGTGCCCACGCCCAACCGCACATTGGAACTATCCCAAACTAAACTGTTGCTAGAGCCAAATGGGCTTGTACCGTTACCAAAAGGAATATACCCACTAGGCAAAGCAGATATGCCAGTGCCGCCATTTGCCACAGGCACTTGGTTATATAAATATGTGGATGCGTTAAGTTGACCGCTGGTATTAACACCATTGGCAAGCTGTGAAAGATTGAATGCCTGAGTCATTAAGCCGCCCCTGTCCTATTAAATGTTTCTGCCGACAAAATGTTCAGCACAGAATTTGGTGCTACCGCTAGTGTAAACAACCCTGATGCGGTTGTATAGTCTGAGCCATCCACTTGCAATATGCCATTGTTGTACAACTCAAAAGCATTTGGGTCATAGCTGTATGTGTAATCCGTTTGACCTATTGTGGTGTTAAAAGAAACCAGCGTGGGTGATCCATTTGGAACGCCAAGATTATTTAACGCAAATTGGAAAATAGTCATATTGCCTGTGACAACATCAGGAAAATTGTTAACTTGTCCACCAACCAAATCGTAGTCTTGGTCATTCACAATATCGCCATTGATAAACAGCGTTTCCGCGCCTGAGTAAAACTGGAATGTCGTTGGCGTAAAAGTCGATGCCGCTGTCAGCGTGGTTGTCCAACGGCTAAACGATGGATATGCCGCGTTAGCCGCCCTTGCGCGATAAATGGTTGCACCAGCCGCAGATGTAAATGAAGTCGTAAACACAATTTGCTTAGTCGTGTAATTGATGCTGGAAACTGTATATTGCGTAGGCGTTCCAGTATTGCTAAATGTTAATTTGTCACCAGCGGATATGGTTTGATATGTTTGGTTAATGTATGTGCAAGTGGTTGTACCCGAACCGCTAGAGTAATTCATGCCCAATGGTTCATAGGCTATTGCGTTGGCGTTTACTGACCTGAAAGACAAAATTGCCACTTGATCGCCCACCGCGCAAGCCGTGTTCATGGTCACAGTAGTGCTGTTTTCGGTGTATTCGGTTGTGTCTAACAACACGCCATTGCGGAACACCCAATCTTGCCCCGTAATGTAATTGGCTTGTCGTGCTGGTGGTGTAAATACAGTTTGTCCAGCCGTAGCCACAAATTCATTGCTGGTGTAATAAAACCCATCAGGCGGTATTAAGCCAACCACGCGACCATAAATGTCGATAGTGATGTTTGCCGCTGTGCCTGTGTAAGTGCTTGCGCCACCGGGAAAGGTCAAAAATTGCTGTAATTGCCCAACCAGCGTTCCATTTGGATTATTGGCAATCGCTAATTGCCCACCGCCAGTAGATGTTGTGCCTGTGCGTGTTAATTGCCCCGTGCGTACATCCAAATCAATGTAATCTGAAGCGTCAGGCAAAGCAGACCATGCGGTATCGTCAAATGTGGATGTAGGCACATAAGAAGCCGTACCCGATGCGTATGCCGCTGGTGCTATACCAAAGCTGAAAAGCCGCCCTGTGCGATTGATGTAACACAGTTTGTTAGCCGTTCCAAACGCTGGCGATGCCAAATACCATGTGTAATCGCCTGCGGTTGTGCTGAAACTACTGGAATTGCTGTTGTATAAGCCGTAATATGTTTTGTTGGTTGGCAATGCGCTTAAGTTTGTTCCAATTGCATCGTCAGCGTATGCAACGACCAAATATTTCAATGCATAGGTTGCCGTTGTGGGTCGCCATTCGAAAACAGTAGAAGCCGCGCTATATGGGCTTGAACCAATAGCGTTTACCATGCGGGTGAAGAAATACCAATTGCCGGGCGCAATATTACTCAAATTAACCGTCAACGCAGTATTTGGCAACCACGGGTTTCCATTTGAAGCAATGGCGGTAGTGCCAGCAAATATCAATTGTGCGGTTGTTGGATTAGCATAAGCCGAATACCAACATTCCACATAATCAACAATTCCAGCCGATGAAGTCGTTGTGTTAACAAGAAAATATGGCGGGTAAGTATTTGGAAAACTTTGCGTTATTGTTGGTGTCGGTATTGTTCCGAATGTATTGATGCTTGGCAAACCCGTATTGGGCGATGGCGTAAATTGCGTAATATTTGCATCATCAAAAACCGCGCTGTTGTATTCAGTCAATAACAGAGTGGCAGTGATTTGCCCTGTTGCATCGTAATTTTCTGTGACTTTGGCAACGCGGAACAACTTTGCTGACCAGCCATAATTTGTGTTGGTCAGGGAAATAATATCGCCAGCTTCTAATTGCAAGCCAATGTAGTTAATTGTTAGCTGAACTTGCAAATCTTCACGGCAAGCCTCAAGGAATCGGTTGGCAAGGTTTTGCGCCCTGACGCTGTTATTGACCAACGGCAAATTGATAGTTTGTTTATTGACAGGCTCATTTGGGTACAGCAAAGACGGGTTAATTGTTGCCAAATTAAATGTCGCGCTGTTAAAACTGTCTTGTGCCGTGCCATCAGGGAATTTAACTTCCGCAATGTTAAAAGTAGAAGCAATGTCCAAAGGCGTTACATTAATAGACCCGATGATGTTGCTGTCAGTCAGTGCCATTGCAACCGTATAAGTTGGGCTTTGTACAACTACGCCCCATGTGTTTGTGATTTCGTTATAACGCAATAAGCAATCACAGCAAGTAGCCATGTATTGCAAATTGGTCATAATGGGTTGTTGTGTGTCTAACGCGCCATCAAATCTAAACCGCGTAATAGTGCTTGTGCCGCCTGTGTATGGCGTGTAAGTCATCAATTGATTGCAATATGTGTTTAGTGCGCTAAGACTTGTGCTGTCAATATTGGCACTTGGCACAGCCGCACCATATCGCGTAGAAAACAAATAGTCTTGAAAACAATCACCGGGCGCACTGCGCGAGTTGGTAATTTGAAACCGTGTTTGTTGTAAACCAAGTAAATTTGCCGCTTGCGAATATTGAATTTTTACAATTGCAAACGCGCAATTGGTCATCAATTTTGTGCTGTCCCATTTGTACACTAAATTAGTGTTGCCCATCACCGATGTGCTGTAAGCGTTGAATGCGCTGTTTGTTGGGTTTGTAGACCCATTGCGATACAGATAAAAGGACAATTTGCCAGCCACCGATGTGTCAGACAAGCCAGTGGATTCATCTAACAAAGATGCAACATCGTAGCCATTGGCGGCAAATACAACTTTTTTACCGCCCCAATAAATATTGCCAAATGTAATTGTGTCAGGCGTTCCACCGCTTTCGGTATTGGTGACTTCTGCTAACGCCAAACAGTAATACAAAACTTGATTGTCGCTAGTGATAGACAAATCGGTAATGATGCCGCCAACATAAGCCGAACCGTAAACAACGGGCAATTTATTGTCACCAGCGGGTGGAACTTGCGCTGGATTGCCGGGGTTGCTTTGGTCGCCTTGTGTAGTATTTTGATTTGAATTAGGCGTATAGGATTTGGCAATAATCGTTGTCACGACCATATTGATGGCAAAAGCTGCCGCAGTAGCCGCCCAGCCAGTCAGCGATGGTAATAAAGCCGCAACAATTATTGAACCGGGCATGACTAGTTAATCCAAGTTTCTTCTAACTTTTCAAAGCCGAATCTGTCATACGACAAATCGGGGCTATTGCTCATTTTACTGACACTAAAAAAATGTATGCGGTTATCTTGCTTTAATTCTTCACATTGCTGTATGTAGGCATGAAGCAATCTATAAGCTGTTCTGCCACCTCGATGTTCCTCATCAACCCAAAAAGCAATTTCGCTAATTTGCGTAATGTCAGGATTCCAAATGTTTGGGTGCAAAGCGGCTATGACCATGCCAATGACATCTTCTTCTTTTGTGGCAAGCAGAATAAAACCCGCGCCAGCAAGGATGTTGCTTAACAATTTTTCTATGTGTTCTTGATTGCTGGAATCACGCAAGAATTGCGTTGGTGCGTTGTCACGATATGCTTTGAGCATTCGCACAATTTCATCTATATCAAATTTATTGGCGTGTCTTATCATTTTCTGTCCTATGTGCCGGGTGTTTTTCCGAAAGCGTAATTGATAGTCTGTATAAAGTTAACCCTGTTCATGCTGGTATCGCCAGCCGTAAAAGTTTGCCAAGCGTTGTCGTTGGTGTATCTGCCAGCCGTGCGGTTTTGCAAAACCAATTGAATGCTAGATGCACTGACCGTGATTGTTCCAACATATCCACGGATTTCATCAAACCATTGCTCATTGATGCTAAAACTGTTTACAAAGCCTGTGAAATATTGGTAAAGCCCACCAGTGCCGCCTGTGGTGATAAGTGCGCCAGCCGCGTCAAAAAAGCCATGCCATAACTCAATTTTTGCGCCTTTAACACCAGCTCCCAGCACCAAAGAAAGCATAGTTGTATCTATGCCCACCAGCGTAACTGTTGTTTCATTTGCCGTGCTTTTAATGTCTCTTGTGGCTGACCCAACGCTGACCAATTGTCCCAAAGCAGTAAACGGTAATGCATCAACCGCAGAAACAGTTATTGCTGTTGGCGCGGTGGAAAATCTATAAGTGGCTGATGCCGTGGTCAACCGCATAAAATCGGCATACCAAATTGTGTTTGAATTAACTGGGGCTATGACATTCACAAAACCACCTCATAAGCTGTGAACGCGCCATCCCATGAAATAAAAGAATCATTGGTCATTGGAACAAGCGTATAGGTAGGATATTCACGCAATACAACAGGAAAAGTTGTCCCTGTGTAGGTTGACCCGCCTAAACTTGTTGTTGTGCCGTATTGCCCTATAACTGCCGATATTGCGCTTGATACGGTTGTTAACACTGTACGATGCACAGGAACAGTGACTGTTGTGCCAACACCGCGTGTCACATTAGCAGTTGCTATGTACGCATATCGGTCAATTTGTATGAAGTCGCCTGTCTTAACAATAAATGCAGATGATGAAATGCTAGGCAAAGTTGTCAACACAATATTTTTGCCTGTTGTGCCATTTGCAGTTGTATCAATTTGACATGACGCTATTTGAAAACTTGTCATATCGCCTTGGTAAGCAATGTAATTGAGCCAGCCAGTTGTTCCAAAATTTAGATATTGCTCTGTGATTCGGTCAGCCGTACGCAATGCAGACAACACATCTCGGTTAATGCTGTATTGCAAATAATTCATCGGCTTAAGCGTGAACTGGAATGGTTGTACGGTCAGAATTTCCGATGTGCTGATACGCATATTGCGCGACAACATTTGACCAGCAAATTTATGGTCGTTGATGCTTACATTTTCAGTGATGCTAAGAATACTTTGTAAGCTCATTTTTTACCTCGAAACAGGCATACCGCGATTTGCTGATTGATACGATGCCCAAATGGTTTGCTTATTCTTTGCCAAGAACTGAATGCCGCTTTGCGTGTCTATGGCACTCATGTTTGCAATGTATGGTCCATTGTAGTTAATGGTTTGCCCACCACCCATCGCACTTGCAAGTTGATTGTTTGGAATGATTGTCCCCGCAGTGCGTGGCACAAATAATTCTGGTCCTCGTTCACCAACAATAGAAACCTGACCTACTGGTGGTTGCCCACCATTGGCAAAACCGCTTGCCCTAACTGCACCAAAAGTTTCGCCACCAGAACTTAAATCTACGCTTGGCGAACCAAAACCAAAAATATTTCCTAACCCACGCATCATGTTCATTGCGCTTGCTTTAGCTTGAATAACCATCAAGTCCATAATGACACTGCGTGTGAAATCTCCAAAATTAAATTTGCCTGTTCTTACAAATTGTTCAACAGCGTCTTCCATACTACCCATTAAAGACACAAACCCACGCCTACCCACTTCAAATTGATTTGGTAAGTTTTGCATGTATTCATCAAAACCTTTTTTCACGCCTTGCGTCATTGTGCCTTCTGTTTCTTTGCGAATTTTCATTAATTGGTCTTTTGCTAGCTCAATAGAACGCTGGCGCAATTCGTTGTTGCGTTCTAATGCTATGGCTTCATCTTCTGCTGTTATTTTTTGTTCATTGCGCAACATCTTTATTTCATATTCTTTTTCAGCAAATAATTGCCTTATTTGCAAGATTTTTTGCGCATAATCTATTTCATATTCTTTCAAATGTTTATTGTCTTTATTCAGCAAAAAAATTTCTTTTTCAAAATCTAATTGCTTGCCCAATTGTATTTGGCTATATTGCAAAGACAATGCCATTTCATCTAATAACTTTTGGCGGTCTTCTTCTATTTGCAATTGGTCGCGCACAGTCATCATTTCTTTGATAGACAACTGCAACCGTTTTTCTGCGGCTGTTTCGTTATCTTTCATTATGTTTTCTGTGTAGCGTCTGCGTTCTTCCAAAATGCGTTTAGCTTCGGCTTCTGCGGCTTTTGCTTTTGTATCTACACCAACAATTGTTTCTCGTATAGGCGCACTTTTATCTTTGAGCAATCTAGGGTCATCAAACCCCGCACCTCGTGAACCAATTTTTTCGCCTTTTAAAATCTTGTCAAATTCTGTTTGCTGGTTTCTAAGTTCGGCAAGTCGCCTATTAGTGTCTTCATCTAATTTTTTTAATTCTGCTGACCCAGCGTTTGATTCGCCATAGGTTTGCATGATGAGTGAATAGCCAGCAATTTTTTCTAACAATATGGCAACGCTTTGCATCGCCTTGTATGCGCTGTTTATATTGCTTGCCAAAAAATTAAACGCATTGCCAAGCATTTCAATTTTGGGAAATGTTTGGTCAGTAATTTGATTATTGATTGCTTTTAAACTTGGACCAAGTGCCGTAACTAACAGCATTTGTAATTTTTTTATTATGTTTTCTAAATTGCCCCAAGTTTCTGCGCCAGCTTTGACGGCTTCAATCTGTTCGCGTGTCAAGTCTGTGGTCTTGCTCATCTCTTGAGCAAATTTGTCAAACGCTACACCTTTTGCCGCTTTGGAAAAGAATTCCATTGCTTTGGCATTGCGGCTAACTGCATCATCCATTTGCTCAAGACCAGCAAGCACTTTGCCAAGTAGCTGTTCTTGCGTCATTGAGCCAATGTCTTTTAACGACACGCCAACTGACTTGAATGCTTTTTGTGCTTCAAATGAACCGCTTGCCGCAGTGTCAATAAATTTTGTAAACGCTGACAGCATCACCCCAGCTTTGTCAGCTTCGCCACCAGCATTTTGTAAAGCTGAACGCAATTTAACAACCGTATCAATTGCTACATCATTGGCTTCGGCAACATCGGCAATATCATCGGCAAATTTAATAGCCGCCACACTCATAGCCGCCAAAGCAGTCGCGCCTATTTGCGCAACACTGCCAATCTTGCTGACAAAGGCATCTAATTTTTTACCAGCGTTTTCTATGCCAGCGACAAATTCGGCTGTATTCAACCCAAGGACAACGCCTAAACGACCGACATTATTTGCCATCTGTAACCCCGAATCTATCTTTGCTGAACCCCGGCGCTTGACTCATAAATGCCAACAACTGCTCATTGGCTTGTTGTTTTTGTTCTTCCTCAGTCAGCGGTGGGTATAGGTAATCATACGCATTACCAAGAATGTTGGCTAGTTTATAAGGGCTTGCACTAGCCGCCCTCATATAGTTAAACACGCCATTTGTAAGCACTCCCAGCACATTCAACAACCCCTGATTGCCTATCAGCCCATCGCCATACATAGTCTGAATTTGCGCCATTGTGACCCCATCCAGTTCCGCTATTGATTCTTGTGTGTGCCCATTGAAAATCATCGCGGTGATGACTTGGCTTTTCAATGAGCCAATCAGTTTCCCTTTGTTTCCTTGTATGTCGGGCTGATAGCTTCGGCAATCTTCTCAACCAATTGCATCTGCACCGCCATTGGGAATTCGGCTTCAATTTCCTCATAGGTTAAGTCATCCAGCGTTGCGCCCTCTTGCTCAGGCACAAGTAACTTAACAAACTCAGTTATCTTAATTTCGACTTGCACTTTTTGCCGTGCCGCTTCTTTTAACGACCGACCTTCAATCAGCACATCGTCATCGGTAAAGGTAAAGCCAGCGTCTTGGTCTTTCAGCGCAAGCAAGGGTTCGGTCATCTGCTTGTATGCCTCTGCCACCTTTGCTTCGTCAGGTTCGTTTATGCGTTTGTAGATTTCATCGGATTCGTGAACATACGGAATCCTGACCCTAAAGGTATGACCGCCTAATTCAAATCTGCGGGTAAATATTTTTTCTCTGTGTTGTTGGTACTTTGCGCCAAGGGCGTCTGCAAATCGTGTCATGTGTTTTCCTATCTGTATCTTGATTTGTAATTGTCTATCCTGTACGCAATCCTTGTTGCCAATTTGTCAAGCACGGTTGGACCCGCTGATTCTAATGCTGTGCGCATATACGGGTGTGCTGGGTTTCTTGCCGAACCAAATTCTTGCGCTATTGCTCGCGCATCGTAAGGAAAACCAGTAGACAGCGCAAACGCTTTAAATTTCTTGGCGCGTTCGGTAGAACTCAAATTTTGGTTTTCTTCGTAGAATTTCTTTTTGAGTTTTTTCGAGAACGCTTTGGTAGTTACCAAGGCAATTATGTTGTCGCCTTGCGTTACATATTTGGAACGCCTGTCCCGTCTACTAGGTCGCCTTGCTTCAATTTGTAAAGTTCTTGCCAATGCCGTTGTGTCTTTTGGCGCAAACTCTCTTGCAAGGTTCAGCGTGGGTTTCATTGCCTCACGCATGGCGGGTATAAGTATTTTGCTGTTTGCTTTTTTGTCGCCAATTTCTCTTGCAATGTCATCAAATGTTTGCAGTAGGGTGTCTAAGCCTTCCACTTTCCATGCGACTTTTGCCATTTCAAATTCTCCATGCGCCGGGCTTAATCAAGCGATGAAAAAGCAATTCGTTTAATTCTTTGGCGTATTCCACCACTTCGCTGGGTGACATTTTGTCAGCATGACGAGCCGCAATCTCATGCGCGAGACTAACGGCTGTCATTTTTTGTTGCGTAAAGCCGAACCAATCTTTGCGAGTTTCAGCTTGCTGAACCAAGAAACTTAATAAATCTGCCGTGTTCTGTATTGTCGTGTCTGTCATGTTTATTCCTGTGGGTCAGGCGGTGGTGCGCTTTGCGCTGGGTTGTATTTGGCAAGCACTGACAAACACACAAACTCAACAGTGTCGGTTTTGGCTTTGGCAAGTGCGGTTGCCACTTCACTGGCTTTCACCTCCAACCCCCGCGCTACTGCGTCAAGGGATTGGTGGGTGTTCGCCAACACTTCAACAGCGTCAGCGACTTTCATTAGCTGTTACTCCAACCGAACTGATTGCCGCGAGGATGGATGGTGAAAACACATTTGGCTTCCGCACCGGGTGCTGGGTCGATTTGGAACTGACTAGCACGACCATTAAAAGCATAAGCAACAGTGTTCGTTCCATCATAAGCCGCCACCACATAAGTGCGGTCAACAAGACCTGAATATGCGTCTGCACGAATCAACAGCAAACCAGCGTCTGACGGATTCCATGCCGCTGTGATTGTCAGTGATGTGGGCGCAGATTGTGTTGGGATTTTGTCGCTTTGGCGTGAACCCGCCACCATGAAATTGGCAACTGCGTCATCTTGACCAAATGCGGGAACTGCTTCGATGGTTGCCAATGCAGTGCCAGCCGCGCCTGTACCGCCAGCGGATGTGCCAACGATGGTTGCGACTTGCGCTGTCCAAACAGCCAAGTTTGCAGTGCTGAACGGGGATGCCGTTGTCTGCATCCACATTGATGCGACAAAGCCGGGTAGAACTTTTGAAGGTAATGCCATTTGAGTTTCTCCAGTTTAGGCTGTGTTTGTCCAGCCGTATTCGTTGCCACGGGGATGTAATGTAAAAACCGCCTTTGCCTCCGCACCGGGCTGGGCATCTATCTGCCACTGACTTGCACGGGCATTAAAGGCGTAATTGACCGTGCCTGTACCATCGGTAGCCTGTATAACATAAGTGCGGTCTATCAGCCCAGAATAGGCATCTGCGCGGATTAATAACAGCACTGTGTCGCTAGGATTCCATGCGGCAGTAATCGTCATGCTGGTGGGTGCGCTTTGGGTCGGGATTTTGTCCGATTGACGCGAACCAGCCACGCCGTAATTTGCAACTGCATCGTCTTGACCAAATGCGGGTACGGCTTCCACTTGCACCAAATTGCCGCTGATTGTGATGGCAGACACATTGCCAAGCGTACCCAATTGCGCGGTCGTCAATGGTGTGGGTGTTGCGCTTGGTTGCGCATATAGCGAGGCTACAAACCCCGGTAAGACTTTTGATGGTAAAGGCATTTTGTTTTCCCCCGATTCGTTGCTGTTCGTGTCTTATGTTGGGATGTCAAGGGTACAGTCTAAAAAGACCTGACCCAGTTTGTCTTCGTTGTCATAGCTGTTGTACAACCATTGCACATCAGCCTTGGCAATCCAAAACCCGTTGGTCACGCCACCAAACAAACCACTGTACCCGTGCAAGGATTGTAGTATTTGGTTGGAAATTGTGAAACCATCTTCTATCACTTGCGTGAAAATACTGATTTGAAAAACTGGACGGTCGATGCTTTTATTGCTTTGAGTTTGCCCAGTAAAAACTTCTTGGTGAACATTTCTTAACATCCAAGTAATGAACTTTGGCTCAATGGCAAAGTTACGGTTAAAGGTTGCATATACAGGCACAGGCGTGACGATGCTTTGCAATTGGAATTGGATTGCTTTGGCGTACTGGACTGGATTTTGTTGTGTCGCCATTAGACAGCCACCACAGGGTCATTGCGTACACAAGTGAATTGGGCAAACTGCCTGTCATCCATTTCGCGCACATTGTCAATGCGCCAATCGTAGCCACGCCACGCAACTGAATATGCGTTTTGGTTATCAATAATCGTCTTTATGTTGGGTGTGTAGTTCAGCGTCATCTGCACCACATCAGCATAAACGCGGTATTTGTCAGCAATACGAACGCTGTTTGCAACACTGTGAATTCTAGCGCGAGTATTAAACCAAAGCGTTTGCGTTGTCGTCTGTTCGCCAAAATCACTCTTGGCAAAAGACAATGTTTTTACAGCAATGTTTTCATACCGCGCAACCATGTCACATCACCAGTGGTTTGTAACTTCTTAACAAAGTAGCAACGCCAAAAGGTATCGGCTTGGAATTGCCTTCGGTCGTATCACTGCGATGGTTGTACAAGTGTGTGAATAACAGCAAGCCAGCCTGTTTAATGACTGCATAAGCCGCCATCGGGTTTGCTGGTGACACATACTCGCAATAGACAGGGCTTGTCATGTTGCTATTCAAGTCACTAGGCAAAGTCTGCAAAACTACCTTGTTGCCGCTGTTGTCGTAATAGTATGTGGCTGGGTCTACCGTAGTCAATACTGGCGGTGTCGCATCGTTCCAATACTTGACTGCGGAAATAGTCACTCCGCTTGTGGGTGTGGCATTGTTTTGCGACACTTCGGGCAAATCCAATGCTAACGGTGTGCCGTACAAACTGGTCGCGTTGTAGTACACACGATAACTTGTGGCAAAAATACTCATGCCCAAATAGTCTTCAATGGCTTGGCGTGTTGCAAGTTCTAAAGACCCAAGGTATGTGTCTTGGCTTGTGTCGTCAAACAAGTTAAGCTGTTGGCGAATCTCGGCAAGTGTTAACCATGCGGTTGCGTTGTCCCGCGCAATCTGCTCAATTTTTTCATAATTGAATGGATTGCGTGTGGGCGCACCAATCGTTAAATAGCCAAGTTGGTCAACAGACATGGTTATGTCCCGATGCTACGAACGCCAGCAAATGGGTCGCGCACGGTGCTGACCATGCGTTTTTCTGCGTACAGGGTGATAAAGCCGGGTGCGGTTTGTTCCATTGCTTGCACGGTCATTTCTTCCACATCCGCAATGGTCATAAACCTTGTCCAGTTGGCTAGGTAAATTGGGAAAGAACCAATCGTGCCAAACGCATCCAAGTACGGGTTAACTACAACAGGGAAGCCAAAGATAAACACACCCGCGCCACCATCTTCTGTTCCTGTTTCAACCAATGAATAGCCGCCACCACCGTGGGCGTATTTGCGGACTTCTTGCAAAGCTGATGGACTCATCATCCATGCCGTGCCCGGCATTGCCCAATATTGACCCGGCAACGCATTAGCAATATCCACCAATGCTTCGTAATCTAACGCTGTGTGCGTATGCCCAACAGTGGCAATTGTGTGTATGCCGTTTGTAATGGCTGTGCCGCTTGTACCAAACGCAGAAACTGCACCAGCCGTGCCAAGGTAATAATTCAAACCGCGCAGACCATTTGTTGCGCCTGTGGTTGTGGTGGTTGAGCCAGCTTGGTCATTGTTGGATGCCATTGACTGCGCTTCTAACTGGCTGAATTCCATCATCAAATCTTCAACCAATTCTGCTTGCAAGCCATTTACATCAGACATCACTGCCGTGCGAATAGGTAACTGTGCAACCAATACGCGAGTAGGCAATTGCCAAATGCTCGTATCAATATTTGGTGAACCTGTGTTTGGTGTAAATGTGTAACCCCATGGGTTTGTAGACGATGCCGCATTACCTGTCTTGGCTACAAATTGAACGCTTGAGCCGCTGACTTTGATTTGTCGCGCACCTTGACGAAATGGGTTTGCATAACGCAGTTTTGCAAATGCATCATCAAAATATGTCCGACCACCAACATTGTCGCCCGAACCTGTAATAGCTGAGGCTTCGCGCAAATCAATTTTGATTCGGTCGCCAGTTTCTAGTGTTTGTTTAATGCCTGTCAGGATTCGTTCGGTAATGCTCATGATGATTCCAAAAAAGGTTGCTGAAAAAAGGGTGGAGGATTTTTGCCCCCCACCCAACGGCAACTATCAGGTTGATGTGCCTGTCGAACGATAGCGAACGCCAGCGTTCGGGTCGCGCACAGATGTAGCCAAACGCTTTTCACCGTAGAAGGTGATGAAGCCGGGCGCAGTCTGGTCGTATCTACGCATCACCATGTTCAGGCGGTCAACAATGGTGTGGAAGCGTGACCAATCAGCAAAGTACATGGGGTACAAGCTGTTTGTTCCAGCCGCGCCTGTGGTGGCTTGTGATGGGTTGTCCAAATACTTGTTCATCACAACATCAAAGCCCAGCATTTGACCAATGATGCCATCAGGGTTCAATGATTCCATTGAATTGAAGATGGGACGACCATTGGTGTCTTGCAGACCACGAATTGCTTGGGCAAGGATTGGGTTAACCATAAACTTGGCATTGCTTGTCCAATATTGTTGTGGCAATGCGTACATCAGGTTAATCACATCTTTGTATGCAATATTATTTGCGCCAACAGTGTTAGCGTTGGTGGTCAATTGGTCATAAGTTGCCAAGCTGTGCAAGCCTGTGGTTGAGCCTGTGCCGCTTGTACCGAATGACGCTGTGCTGGAAGTGCCGCCCGCATAAGTAGCATTTGCACCAGCGTACTGGTCAAGACCACGCAAGCCGTTTGTGCCACCGTATGGGTTTGTGCCAGACTGTGCGGCTTGGTCATTGTTTTGGACCATTGACAGGGCTTCGCTTTGTGCAAATTCTGCCAACATATCGTCAACGACATTGCCTTCCAAGCCATCAATGTCGTCCAATGCCGCAGTACGGATTGGGAACTGCACATTCAAATCTTGCAAAACCAATTGCCAAATGCTTGTGTCTTCGGTTGTCGCCGCACCGTTATTTTGGATGGTGTAGCCCCAAGCCGCGCCAGCGTTGCCTGTTTTTACACGGAACTGATAGCTTGAACCATCGGTGGCTACGGTGCGTGACAAACCGCGCATGGGGTTAGCCAAACGCAATGCAACAAACACAGGGTCGTAACCAGTGCGACCGCCTTGGTTGTTACCGCCAGCGGTCAACGCTGAGGCTTCGCGCAAGTACGCATCATATTGGCTTTCATCTTCAAAAATCTTGAGTTCTTTTTCTACACGGTTATTAGCCTTGTAAAAAGAATTCAATTGCTCACGCACTGCGCGGTTCACATCGCCACGAATGGTCTTGTGGGGTGCGCGGATAATTGCGGGTGCTTGTACGCTGGAAATTTTTGCTTCCAATGCAGAAATCTTTTCTGCCATTTCAGCTTTGACAGCTTCCACGGCTTCGGGGATTTTTGCTTCTACTGCTTGAACGGCTTCGACTTGCTTTGCTTCGATAGCGTCCAGTTTGTCAAGAATGACTTGTGACATGATTAACCTTTCAGTCGTTTATCTAACAGTTTTGACAACTCGCGCATTTCAAGTGCGGCAAGAATGTCAGCATCGGTCACATCCACATCGGACTCACTCTGTTGTGGCGCATTTTCAATCGGGGCTTGGACTGCATCGCGCTGTTCCAAAACCTTTTTGAAGATAGATGCGGAGGTGACCGCATCCTTTTTGGAAATCCCAGCTTCGCGCAGAGCCTTTTCCAAATTCTTTAAATTGGCAGAACCATCGGCACGGAAATATTCCAGCTTGTGTACTTCTGCTTGTGGGTTGTTCGGATACATCACCACGCTGACTTCACGCAAGCCGCCTTTAGTGATTTGAAAATATCCATCGTTGTATGGGTCGTCACTGCCAATAGTCATTGCTGTGCCATCTTCTTTGACCCACTGGTATTCGTCAGCGTATGCACCAACAGAAACACCGCCAAACATCATTGGCGATTCAGTCATGATTTGATACAAATCCGAGCCAGCGGTGGTGTTTAGGTAAATACGCCCTGTGGCAGTCATGCCATCATCGTCAAATTCAAACTGCGTCCATTCGCCAACAGGCATTGCGTCAGCGGCATGGTTTAAAAACATTGGCAATGGCTTGCCTTCTTCGCTAAATGTTTTTGCCCAATCCATAAAACCTTCGGGCTGATAGTTGAACTTGCGACCATCTGCGCCTTCTCTTGCACCCCATGTGGTAACACGGGCTTCAATCTTTCCAGTTGGTTCTTTGTCCGCGCTTTGCGCCTCCATGACCAGCTTGGCTTCGCATACCATCATCAAGTTTTTTGTCATGAATTACCTCATCGACTTTTGTTCGGTCAATGTCTTGTATTGTTTTAGGTGGTCTACCGCGAGGCGGCTTACCTACTGGTTTGTAATCTTGCAATAATCCTACCACTTTTTGAAAAATGGTAGTCATTTTATTTGCCAATATTCATTTTTCGTGTTTGATTGCCACCGCCCCCACCCGTGTCTTGTGGGCTTGTGCCGCTAATCGGTTCGGATTTGCCGCTGTCTTTTAATTCGTCAGCGCCTTCCATGTGCGCTTTACCCAAATATTCTCGCGCCTCGTTTTGCGTCATGATTCCAGCGTTAACACCAGCCACGGCATAGTTCATTTGGTCAAGTGGCGCACCCTTCAAAAAGTCTTGCGTGTCAAACTCAACACACAAATTGGGGTAGCCTTTAAACAAAGACGCTTTCAGCTTTTGCTGGACATTAACAATAATCGGGTACATGGTGGACTTGTAAAACTCATCCAACATGGTCTGCGTGTTGTTGTATTTTTGGTCGCCAATGTGCAACATCGCTGGCGGTACGCCATACAAACCGCAGATTCTGTTCATGGTTTGCTTTTTCAGGTTTGCCAAATCAGTGTCTTGCAAACTTAACATTTTCAGCGGTTCATACTTCATGCCTTGGTCAAGTAGCATCCCTTGACCCGGCTTGCTTTTGTCAGTTTGCTGACTGCCCACCATAGACGACCATGCTTCTTTAAGCCGTGCGGCAATTTCCTTGTACTTAGCATCAGGAATCACATTATCAGTAATAAACATTCCGCTGGGCTTTGCGCCGTTCAGCATCACATAGTTGGCGTATAAGTCAATGTCTTGGTCAAGCCCAACCAGTTCAGCCGCCAATATGCCTTTGTTAAAGCCAGCCGAGCCTTGCCATGCCATGTCTTTGCAGTGCATGACCTGATGCGCGGCAAGCGGTTCGTCTTTGTTGAACCCGTAACTGGGCGTTGACAGGCGGTAGCTTGGGTATCTTGTGGGCGTGATGGTTACAGCAATAAGTGTGCTGTCCAACTCGTACATTTCCAACGGTGTTTGCGTAGATTCGGCTTGGTCTTTTCTCCACCACAGCGTAAACGCTTCGCCTAGCAATTCATGCCACATCATCCACTGATACCAAAATTCGTATTGGCTTTGAAAATTGTTTGGCGTGGTCAGCAATGAATAAACTTGCTTGGCTTTAATTTTGTCGCGCACACCCACATTCGGGTCAGTCAATGCGTTGACATATTTGCCATCTTCACCCATTGCCATGATGTTTATTGGCAATTGTGCAATTGCTCGGGCTTTTACACCAACACAAGCCATCACGGTGCTATTGCGGGTTAAAAGTGAAGTATCAACAGGGCGACCAGCGTTGGTGCTACTCGCAGTTGTGACATACAGAATCTGCGTATTTACTGTTTGATTCTTATTGTTTCCCTGATAGACAATGTTGTTGCCTAACGCGGTTTGTCCGAAAAGTGTATTGGATTCTTTGGAATCTTTACCTTTTCCAATGAACCTATCTAATATTCCCATGTTTCACCTTTAAAAAGTGCGGAAACCAAAACCACTCATTGTCGGATTGTCTAACGAACAGTGCATGGCAATGATTAAAGAAATTATGCCATCCACTTTTGCGCTTTTGTCGTTTTCGTTTTTTCGGACTTTAACATTTCCGTTGACATCTGTATATACCTCGCAATTGCCTAACTGCCAACCCACAAACGGGTTGCCATCATGCTTGATGCCGTAATTCATAATTAACTTTTCAGTGTGCTTGCTTGGGTTACTTAACACCGCCATACCTTGCCCAACTTTCTTAACAGGCAATCCAGCATCGTGCAAACGGGCAACCAATGAGGCGGCATTGTAGGCATCAAAGCCAATTTCCTTAACATCGTATTTGGATGCTTGGTCAATGATGTAATCGCTTATTTCGCGGTCATCCATCACATTGCCCTCTGTGATGTGCAATATGCCGCTGTTGACTGCCACGCGGAAAATGTCGCTGTAATGTTTGGGCACAAGTTCCAACCCGTCTTCAGGCAAAAAGAATTTAAACTCTGCTTCGTAGTCGTCATCAGCAAAACGCTTTAGCGTACAAACCGCATTCAAGTCACGGGTTGCCGCCAAGTCAAACCCAATGTAAACCGATTCGGGTTCACGCTGGGTTTTTATCAATGCGCGTTCATCGTCCCAATATGCGCGGTCTAGCCATGCGGAATTTGCGCTGACATAAATGTTAAGTGTCTTACAAAGAAATTCGTTAAGTGCGGCTGGCTTGTGCTTTGCCTGTTCTGCCCGTTCCGCAATGGCTTCTTCGTACACGCTGATGCCGTGCATAGGGTTGGCTTTTGCCCATGTCTTAGGGTCGCGCCAATCGTCTCCAAGGTCAAGGCTATACAGCAAGCCAAACCAGCGCGGATTGTCCGTAGCTTCGCCTGTCAGCATATTTTCCAGCATCTGCATATCTTCAAAAAACTTTGTGTCTTTTGTGAATGATGCGGTGGTGATGTAAATACGCAACGGGTTTTTCCGCGCCACCATTCCTGAATGCAAAACCTCAATGGCGTTTCTGTCCACAATCTGCGCGGCTTCGTCAATGATGGCGCAAGACGGGTTCATGCCATCGCCCGTCTTTTTAGTGTCGCGGCTCAACGCTTTAAATTTTGTTTGGCTGTCACCAGCCTTGGTGATTTGATTGCGATGGACTGTGTATAGCTGGGAAACATCGTGCGGCATATTTTCCACAAAGCCCTTGGCGGCATCAAACACAATAGACGCTTGGTCGCGGGTGGTTGCCAATGTGTAGACTTCCGCGCCAGCTTCGCCCCAATTTAATTCATACAACGCAATGGCGGCTGTCAGTGTGGACTTGCCCGCCTTGCGTGGAATAAACACAAGCACATCTGTAACCATCCGCGTCTTTGGGTCGCGCTTACTGCGAAACCCGTAAATAGCGCAAATGATAAATATTTGAAATGGTTCAAGAACAAGCGGTTTGCCAGCGTCAGGTCCTTTGGTGTGTTTCAGCGTAGCGGCAAATTCTAGGAAATGTTCCACATAGTCAATATGGAATTCCCATGCCCACGCCCTGTCTTCCAATTGATTTAAAAACCGCTGACAAGCCAACCGCACATTGCGGCAAACTGGAATTGACCCCTTGGCTACATCAACGGCATACAGAATTCCATCTTCGTAATTCATGGACCATTAAGCAGTTTGGAATATTTGCCGCCCTCTTGCTTGTTTGTGGCAAGCCGCCCACGCGGTGTTAAGCCCAATTCATTCATCAGCACAACAGCACGGCTCAAGGCTTTATCGCCAGCAGTCAAAAACGGGTTTGGACCAACAGTCGCGCCATTGTTAAATTGCGTGATGATGCCGCCCTTTGTTACGCCTTTCATGCACTTGATGTAAATGTCCATCTGATTGGCAAGTGCCGCCAATATGTGCTGGTCTTGCGCTGAACCAATGCCGTAGGTTTGCCAAAGAAACTCGCTGGTTTCTTCAATGAATTTATTCCTGTCCCAAGCATCAGGGTTGTCCAGCCAATCAGCCTTGGGCACACGCTGACGCACAGCTTCGGGTAATGCTTGCGCTTTGTGTCCAGCTTTTGTGCCATGCACCAAATGCAATTCGGGTGGTAATCGGTTAACCATCTTTTTTTTCCTTGCGTTTAGGGGAATTCCCTTTTTTTTCCCGCATGATACCTTTTTTTGTTAACCCCCCTGCCCCAACCCATTTTGTGGGAATTTAAT